TTTTGGATCTTACTAGGCCAAGGATGGAGGCTTACTGCAAGAGGCATAAGATTGATTTCCTTGCACTTGAAAAGCCATTGGTCGAGCCGGTGCAATATAGCAAGTCAGCAATCGGGAACATCATGGCAACGAAGGGATATGAGCAGATCACATTTGTTGACTCGGATATTCTGATTGCAAACGACTGCGATGACATGGGTGCTGAAGTAAACATGTTCTGCGCATTCGATGAGGGTGCGTTCTTAGATCGCAAGTATGAGATGGGAAAGCTGGCAAGTGCATTCGGGGCGCAGATTGATCCTAGATTCTACGTCAATACCGGAGTCTTTGTGATTTCATCTAAGGCTGTTGGTGTCCTGTCTATGCCTCCGCTCGGACTGCTGCCAAACCATTTTGCCGAACAGACCTGGATGAACATTATGGTCCACCTGTGGAATGTTCCGGTACAAGAACTTGATCCTGCATACAATTGTATGACCAGCGTTGAGTCGCACTTTGGCCTGGATCGCTACAAGGATGCGTACTGCATTCATTATGCAGGACAGTCCGGAGACATGCCTAAATTGATTGAACAGATTAAGTCTGACGATGCCAAGCTTGTGGAGCTTGGTCGATGACCACAGTCAAGGTAGTCGCAGAATGCGGTAAGTGGCGCATCCATACCACAGCAGGATATACGATTGGTCCACGCCTATGGGGGGCTGTACCGGCCAATGGTTTACCTCCGCTCACAGACATATTTGAAACCAAGCAAGAGGCGCAGGATGCAGCCTTCCTTTGGAACGAGTACGCAAAATGGGTTGAACATCACAAGAAGAAAACCAAGAGGAGATACTGATGCGCTCGACCCATCTTACCAAGGGAGACTACGATGAAAAACTACAGCAATTGGCCGGAGAGGTTGCCAAGCGAGCGATTGATGATGTTCGGTTACTTCAACGGCGTGGAGTGATTAATGGAATGAAGATCCTTCGCCGGAACCTTGGCAAGAGATTCTTCCTTGGTGATTGCGAGGAATACAAGAATGTTCACCAGATCCAAAAGTTAATCCGAGATTTTAAGATCGGTGCGGTTGGGTTTTGGTGCCGAGCCTCCGGTGTTCCTATTGACAACAAGACTCTAATTAGGCGAGTCTTCAAGGCTACAAAATGATGCTTACTGCAATAGCAGATTTTGCATGGGTAGCGTGTTGGGTTGTGCTTTACATGTCATTCCTAGCATCTTTACTAGCATTCCTGTTGTTTGGTGTTTATGCGTTGTTCTGCTGGATAAAAAGGGAGATTGATAATGGAAAATAAATATGTTCAGAAGTTAATGAGTGCAACGGTTGACAGATATGTTCTCACTCCAGCGCAATGCATGATGTTGCGGGATGACGCGCAGATCATAGGAATGAAACGCGCAGCTGTGATGAACAAGGATGGAACTACAAAAAGATCATACACTAGAACATGCTCGTCATGCTGGGTTCCAAACAGCCAGCATCATAAATGGATCTACAACATTATGAATGAGCTTACCAAGGCTATCAACGATGATAATTGGAAGTTTGATATTACAGGAGTGCAACAGTTACAGATCCTAAAGTACAACGCATTCCAGAGATTTATGTGGCATTATGACCTGTACAACGGAAGCGACAGGAAACTTACGGCAGTTGTGAACCTATCCGATCCTACCGAGTACTTGGGTGGTGGATTTCAGATCAAGGCCGACATCGACAACGTGCAGTTTATCCGAGAACAGGGAGCCGGATGTTGGTTCCCATCCTACCTAGAACATCGCGCGCGCGCTCCGATATGGGGTACTAGGTGGGTGCTGGTAGCTTGGTTTACAGGACCAGCATGGAGATAATTCAACTAAAGCCGGAGTTGTGGATGATGACTCCAAAAGGTGAGGGGATTGCATTCCTGGTGACTGACTACGGATTAGATCATAACAAGATATTTACGATAATGCTTAATCACGGCGAGATTCTTGATTTTGACCTGCGCGATTGTCGCAGATGTGAGAACCCAAGCTTCGGGGTAAAAGCACCAGAGGTGCCTAATCCCTATTACAACATATAAGGAGAACTGAATATGCTAGGCAAAGACGTATCGAAGAACATGCATGAACTGGCGATGGACAATAAGAAAAAAGGTAAAGAGCGTGGAGCAGGCGGAACGCCTCGTTCCCGCAAGCAGATGATTGCCATTGCGCTGTCGGCTGCTGGCAAGAGCAACAAGTCACCTCGCAAGTTCCGCATGCGGTCCGGAATGTAATGGAAATAGAGGCAAAAGACCGCCTCAAGTGGGCGTGCGACATCCTTCTCTCCGCCAGAGGAAAACTGACGGTAGAGAGGGATCGCGCGAGCCACGGACATGCGATTGACATTATCCAGATCATTGCTCTGGTCGATGCAGCGGCTTTGGTGTGTAAGGAAATAGCGGAGGATAAATGAACATAAGAGATCAGATACTCGAAGACTACGGAGAGGATGCAGAGACGATGCTCTTCGCGGATGGATTCGATGATGCAATTGTAGGTGTTGGAAACGTGTTCGGTGGCAAGCTGTGTGCGATTTACGACACCGATTTGATCGTCAAGCAATGCATGAAGGATGGGATGGAATATGACTAAGCCCTGGAGTTCTTTGATTTTAATATTGCAGGTGCGTATGTGGGAAAGCAGACTCCGATCTTCATTCACAAAATAGAAAGGGAAACCAAATGAAACTATGGACTAACCAAACCAACTCAATCCACAAGGTGGATGACAACCTTCTTCATGTTCGCAATACCTATGTCATTCCAGACGAATTGACCGGTGGGATATGGGCGGATTCAATCCCATGCCCGCATAAGATCAAGCCATACTACAAGGGCAGATCAACGGGTGGAGCGACAGCTGTGTATCGGGCTGGAGCGATTGGAGATGCGGTGATCGCAACTGCATTCGTAAACTACTTGGTGCAGGAGTCCGGTGGGATTGTCGATGTTTACGCACCCGCCAGGAACCTTCCGCTCTATGCTGGACTAGGCGCAAAGCTTTACCCGCTGCCATGCACCCTGGAGGCATGGGATTCATACGATGCGCACTTGCCCACGGACGATTTGTTCAGCGGTCAGGTTGGGGAAACGAAACTCGGAACTGGTCCTGGCAATTGCTACAAGCGGATCTACGAGTGGATGGGCGTGTGGGATGAGAAGACGATGGAGAAGTATTGCAAACCCATGCTTCACCTAATCGAACCAGATCACGAAGAGATCAAGGCTTTAGGAAAATGGCCGTTACCGGAGAAGTATTTTGTTTACCACGTTTCATCGTCCGGACCTACTCGCACCTACCCACCCAAGATGGGGCAGGATGCAGTCCTAGCATTGCTGGAAGCTTTCCCCGAACATCACGCAGTAATCATCGGGCTGGACAACAGCAACAACTTCCATGTCGATCATCCAAGAGTGATTGACTTGTTCAATACGACCAAGGCGATTCGCTCGCTGTTCCCTGTCGTTGCCAACGCAGACTTTGTGGTTGCACCGGATAGTTCCGTCAACCACATCGCTGCCGGACTTAATACGCCGTGCGTGTCGCTGTGGGGTAGCTATGACCCTGCGGATCGTATGACCTACTACCCGCTCAACGTGTCGGTGTTTAAGCCGGAAGTATGTCCTCATGCCCCATGCAGGCCGCATGCAGGATTGCCACAGGCCAAGTGCAAGGATGCGACAAACAAGACAGCCAAGACTCAGATGTGGTGCAATGCTCTGCGCAACATTACAGCGGAGGATATTGTTGTTGCATCGAAGAAGGCGATTGAGCTAGAGATTAAATAATAAATCCGGCGAATGGTACGCAGGGAGATCCTGCGGCTGGAGCCTCCATGTGTGTCGCCACTTGAAACAAAGCCGGATGTTTTTATATGAACGCACAATCTAAAGCTGAATCAGTAGTCGGGTCGGTGGACTGGCAGTCCGAGAATCACGGGCTGTGCAAGTGTCCAGGGGAGCATACCCACACAAGCCATACAAGGGTTCGGGATACCACAGTCTTTATCGACAGCGTTCCCACAGTCTTTTGCTGGCATACCTCATGCGTTGCGCACAGAGATTTGGTAAACAAGCAACTGCGCAAGTTGATTCTGGATGATCCGCTTTATAGGCCAATTAACATCATGTCGGGTGGCGCAGCGGTGGCTAGGACATTGGCAGTCCAGAAGGATGCAGAGGCTGAAATCATTGACCGGATCGGAACGATTGCAGAGTCGAACAAGTCTAGGTACTTGACCCACTACAATTGGGACCCAGCGGATATGTACGAGAGCAGTCCGCAAGGGTTGGATGGGTTTAATGATTACCACGGGATACTGTCGCTGTTTAATCCGGATGACATTGTGTGGGTAGGAGCGGTTAAGGATAGCGGGAGCCATCCAAAGAACTTTCAGCGGGTAGAGGATTGGATGAAGCTGACGCAACCGGTGGGGCAGTTTACAACCGGAGCAGTATTCAAATCTGGAACTATTAGCAGAGCTAATGACAACGTGGATG